GCAGGTAATTTTTCTAATTCTTTAGTTACAATATTATCATTACCCCAATAAGCTAATTGTGCAGTTTCATAATTGTATTTATCTGTACCAAATGTATCAAAATACTGCTCTGTTCTATCTTTCAATTGTTGATTATCAACAAGTCTAAATTCTTGTCCTACACCTGCTTCTATATCTTCTACTTTTTCATAATCAGCATGATGATATTCAATGTATAATTTTTTCATTGCATCAACATCACCATTAGAAATTGCTTTAATTAATTGATCTGAACCAGCACGATTAAATTTTTCACTTTTAGGCATTTCTAAAAAGTTAGCTAATGCTAAAGATTTTTGCTCATCTGGTGATAATCTTGTAGGGTCTTGATGTTTAAATGCTTCTGTTACCCAATAAGGTAATTCATAATCTTTATTTATTTTTCTATTTATGTTTACAAATCTGTTTAAAGCAGTTCTAAAACCACTTTTTCTAAATTGAAATAAACCACCAGCACTACCATCTGCATTGTAAATATTTCTGTTATTACTTTCTAATGCTGAAACAAATGACATAAACTCATTAAGATACATAATTTGCATATCATTAAATTGATAATTTTGTTTAGCGTATTCTAATATTGTTTTTGAGTTAGCACCTGTAGAAAAAGCTGTATGCAATACATTAACAGGTTCATTAGCTTTTCTTTCATCTTCAGCTTGTTCAAAATTTGTATCAAAAAGATATCTACCTGTGTCTTTATCAAAACCAAAGTTACCTGCAATAGCATCTTTAGCTTGTGCGTTTTCTAATAATTTAACTTGTTCATCATTTAATGCACTTTCTGCTAAAGTTAAATCAACACCACCTTTAAATTTTTCTTTTTCATAAGCTATGTTTGGATAATATTTTTCCATCCAATTATCTATAAATCCTATTCTACCATTTTCATCTTCTTTAAATAATTTATAAGCCTCATCTATTTTTTTTACAATTTTAGCTTGATCTTCATTCTTTAATAAATCAAATGTAGTATTTTTAAGATTATATTTACCGTCAGATGTTTTGTTAGATTTAATAGTGTTAGCATTTTCATCATCTTGTAATTTCATTAATGATGTTTTTTTACCTAAAGGCATTTGATTTTCTGTAATAGCAGTTGTGTCATCCTGCATATCAGTATCTAATAATGAATTAGATTTAATAGGTACTATACCGTAACTATTGTAAATTTCTTTTTTATTAAATCCTGCTTTTTCTAAAAGAGGTATTTGGGTATCAACATACGATTTTACTGTGTCTGCATCAAACCCAGCTTGTGATAATTGTAAAGCTGTTATTTTCATAGTTATTCAAAGTCTGGCATTATAAACAAATCAGATATATCTAATGTTTCAACATTTTCTCCAGTAATAACACTAGGTAATCCGTCTGTTCTTTTAATTAATTTTTTAGCACGTTTTAAATAAGTAATAACATCTTCACCTTCATTTCTTGGAGGCATAACAAGATTAGCATTGCTTGGTGTTTTACCTACAAAGTATTCAGTAGGCATAATGTAAAAAGATTTGTCTGTAGCTGTTGGGCCAACAATACCTTTAATTTTATTTTGTAATTCATTTAATCTTTCATTACTTATAGTACCTTTATAAGTTTCAATTAAATCATTTAAAATGTAATTTGGATGTCTTCTATTAACTAACATATTTTCATATGTAAATCCTTTACGTTCACCTTCAGCAAGTAATCTATACATATTGTTCATAGCATTGTATGCTTCTTGTGTCATTTTTCCACTATCTAATGCGCCTAATAAAGCACTTGTTCTATCTTCTGCTGGTAATTGTTGTAAACTATTTAACATTCCTAACACACCTTCGTCAGCACCTATTTCTTTCATCAACATAGATGTAGCTTTTGTAGTAATATCTTTTTTGTATGAGTTTCTACTTTTTGTTAATTCACCACTTTGTTTATATAAACTCATTGCTGTTTTAGGTTCTAGTAAACCTTTAGCCATCAAATCAAATATAACTTCTCTTTCTTTTTCAGTATCCATAGCACCAGAACCAATAAGATAAGTAGTTATTGCTAATGCTTGATTACCTTCAACACTATTCCAACTATTTTTACCATTCTTCATATTATTTAAAGAAGCATTATAAGCAGTTCTTAAAGATAATTTTGTACTTGGTTCTAAGTCTGAATTTTCTAAATCAGCCATAAAATTTTTAGCATTTTCTTGACCTTCTTTAGTACCAGTTTCTAAACCAATAATTCTATCAACAAAATCTGTTTTAGTTATTTTATCTTTTTCTTCTTTTTGTTTTGTATGTAATGAGTTTTGATTTGTAAATTCATCTTGTGCTTGTTTAATTAATTCTTTTCTTAAATCATCATCAACAGTTAATTCTTTACCTTCAATATCAACTATTTTAAAATTTTTGTTTTTAAGTCTAGATGTTACATTATTCCAATCAACTTCTTGGCTACCATTAGGTGATTTAATAATTAAATCTTTTGTAGCTTGTAACATTCCGTATTTTACATTTGTCCAATTTTTAGTTGTTTCTTTAACTTCATTAAAAGTTTTTTGGTCAAACAAATTAGTTTCTACATTTTTCTTTAAATGTAATTCTGTGTACAATTCATATTGTGCTTTTATTTGTGATAATGAAGTAGATTGTTCTACAGATGATTTGTATGCAGTATTTGCTTCATTAAAAGCATGACCTGCGTTTTTAAGTTTTTGATTATTAACTGCTTTAACTACATCATTTCTAGCTTCAAAAAATTTTTGATAATATAAAGGTTGGTATTCTTTCCAAGTTTGCTCATCTAATCCAGCTTTAAATTCTTTTTCCCATCCTGCCGCACTTTTGTCATAATCTATTAACCAATTATCTGGAGTTAAAAAATCTGGTCTATTTTGTAATGAATTTTGGTAATCAGAAGTTTTACCATACATCATAGCTGATGATAAATCTTTATTAGTATTAATATCTAATCTTCTTAATTTAGCATCAATAGCATTTTTTTTACTAGCGTATTCTGTTATTTTGTTTATTGCAGTTACACCAAGATTAGCTACAGCACCACCTGTTTGAGTACCTGTAGTTAATGATCTACTACTATTAATAGTAGTACCACCTTCACTTTTATATCTTGGTATCTTCATATGTAATCCTATATTGAGCAGGGCTAAAACTATGACTTTTTACTGCACCGTTCATATCAGTAGTAGTTTTAAAAGCCTTAAAATCATTACCTGCTTTTGGTATTTTCTTTGTGTATCCTTCAAATATCATTGTATCATGTTCCCAAACTTTTACTAGATAAACCATTAACCAATGCCTTTTTCTGCCGCCGCTTTATCTTGCTGATAATTTTTATATGTCATACCAGCAGATAGTAATGTTTCACCCATTTTATATTTTTGTGCAGTAAGTAATCCAGTTGTTTCTGCATCCATTGCCGCATTTCTAACAAAAACTCTTTTTTCTAAAAAAAACATATCATTTTCAAATTCTTCAAAATCTGCATTAGCTATAAGCAAAGGTGAACCAGAAAATTGTGCGCCACTTGCACCTACTCTTGCTCTTTGTGCAGACATTAATTTTGCTTGTTCTTTTAATTTTTTTTGTTTTTCGTATTGAAATGACAGTTCATTTTCATATTTATTCCAAGCCGCATTGGCTTTAATTTGTTTCATTTGTTGTCTTTGACCCATAATGGTAACTGCTGTACTAGCCGCCATTAAAAAAGGTATCATTTGAAATGCCATATTTTACTCCTTAATCACTTGTTACTAATGTTCCTGTTATCCCCAATACCGTCATTGGTAAAGGTTGTTCTTGTTTTATAATAATTTGTCCATCTCTATCCCATCCTAAATTAATTACCCTTTTATCTCCAGTAAATTCTGAAATATTTTGGCCCATTGGTGTAGATGAGGTTCTAAATGGCAATTGATCTCCATTTATATTAATACCAACAGTTTTATGTAATCTTACTAATACTTCATTATATCTTTTTTTTCTACCTTGCGCAGTACCAGCAGATGCACCAGCTTCTACTCTCATTGTTTTTAATTGTGAAATATAACCAAGACCAATCTCTATTGATTTGTAACCTGTATTTGCAGGTAAACTAATAGTAATTGATCCACTTGATACTGTTTGATTTGGATATACAGCATCACCAATAAGTATTTGTACACTTTCACCTTCTAAATGATCTAAACCTGTTATTGTAGAACTACTTGCATTTACTGTTGTAGATAATGCACTATCCATATTTAATTTTTTATCTAAGTATTCTATGTGTTTTACAATATTGCCATTTATTTTTCTTTCAACAATAACCCATGTTTGATTTTCTAAATCTTCAGAAATAGTACAAACAGATTTAACTTTTGCTTGTGCTTCTATACTTTGAGTTCCAACACCTGCTGTTATTTGTAATACAGTTCTATCAATTGCTTGTTCATAACTATCTGCAAATTCAATGTTATTAGCATCAATTTTAATAATATAATAATATTCGTTATCTTGTAAGCCACCTAATTTAGTTCCGCCATCTGTTTTGTATAAAACTTTATCACCTGTTTCAAAACCATGATTAGTTATTGTAATGTAACCATTAAAATTAGGATCAGTTGTTTTAGGTGTTACATCTGTTGCCGCATCAAAAGTTTGTTTAAATGAACCACCAATAATATGTCTATGCCAAGCAACAACATCTTCTTCTCTTTGATAAGTTAAACCTAATAAAGTACCATCTTCTCTTACGGCCCAATAAATACTTTGTGGTTCTTGTGCGTAATCAACATCAACTACTCCATTACCTGTAATGTGTTCTGCAAGTAATGTCATGTCTGGTGCTAAATAAGCATCATCTTCAAATCTGTATGCTAATTCTCTAATTTTTTTTCTTTGTCTTTGTACAAACAAGACAGCGTTACCAATTTGAATAGGTTGTGTACTATAACCACCATATGTAGTTTGTTGTGTAATTTGTACGTTGTCGGGTTGTAAAGGCTCACCAGTTGGTCTTCCTACTTTAAACTCACCACCTGCTGTACCAACAATTAAATCTCTAGCGGGTGCTAACCATCTTATTGTATTAACTTTGTTTGCGGCAATTGTATAAATAAAACTATCTGCTGGACTACCATCACCTGCATGAAAATGCTCATAAAAACCACTTTCACTTGCCCATATAGTTTGAGGATATGTTGTATTTCCACCAAATATTAATCTTTGTTCAAAAAATGAAACTGTTTTTGGATATCCTGTATGTTCAGACCAAGCACCTAATGCCCAATCTGTTGTAGCAGTTGCAGAACCTAAATCTTGTTTTATTTCCCATGTAACAACTGTTGCTGATGTGTAACCAGTAATAACACCCCATCCATCTTTCATGCTTATTAATCTTCCAACATCAGAAGAATGAAAACCATTATTTTCATATCCAAATGCAGTTCCAGATGCAGTTAATGTTCTACCTGTACCAACACCTGTATGTGATGATGTAAATGTTATACTACTTTCGTTAGCATCTAAATAAGGCCCATTTTGAAATTCAACTTCTGTAAGTGTCCAAGACGTGTGGCCTGTTCTTGATAATTTTCTAGGTTTTAATGTTTCATGTACAATGTACATAACGTCTGCTGATTGTGTAAATTGTATTTCATACAACATACTTTCTGTAAATGGAGTTGTTATTTCGTAAGCTGATCCACCAGAAATTATTTGCCCATTGTCTTTATAAAATCTAATATATTGATCTCCAAATTCTAATACATAAGATTGTTCTATATTAAATTCAAAAGGTATAAGTCTAGTTACTTTAGAACTATCTTTTACTTCTTTTACAAATCTTGTACCATATCTTCTTGATGCTCCGCCTTGTGGAAATACTGTCATGTTTTCCATAATCTCAACACCATTATTATATTTTTTAAAATCAACTTGACCAGCAAGTTTAGGTGTTAATTCACCAGCAGTAAAATTAGTTTGAAAAGGATGTACTCTAGCCATTATCTTCGGAAAGTTGTAAATGTGTCAGAAACAAGATCATCAATAAATCCTTCTTGTCCATCAACACTACGGGCTTCCGAAAGTTTATATTCATAGAGTTTCTGCATTTGGGTTTGTAATTGAACAGAATTTGTAACTGGATATGCTAAATCTGTTGCCAATTTTGCAGTTAATGTATCAACAAACATACTGTCAAATAAAGTAGGATTAGTAATTCTAGCAACATACATAATGTTTGCTGTGCCTTCATCTGTTAATAATACTCTACCATGTGTAGCTACGTTTTCTACTTTAAAAATAAAATGTGGTTCTTCCATGCTTAATACTCTTAAACAATCTGAAGGTAATGAAAATTGATTAGCATAACCATAAGCGGGTGCTGTTGCTAATTTTGCTAATGATGCTCTTGTTGCCGCAAAGTTCCAAGTGTGTAATCTTAAAACTGCATCTCTAGCATCTGGGTAAAATGAATTACAAAGTCTGGCTCTTTCAGTATCATCTGTAAGTGATGTAATAGGGTCGTCACCTAATCTTCTTAATGCATTTGAACAAATTGAAACTTCTGTAGCCATAATATCCTTTTAATATATTAAAGGGCCATATATTGCAATGGCCCTCTAAAGGTAAGTTGAGATTGTAAGTATATTATACGTTACAAGCGATTTCTACAACTTTTTCGTCTTCAACTCTAGTAGCACCAATCGTCATAGATAGGAATACTTGAGTTGCGTAGTTTTTGTCATCTCTTTCAGATATTCTTGTTTGGATATCTCTACCTAAAGCAAGACCAATTGCTGATTGAGTGAAAGCTAATGCTAGGTTGTCGCTAGAACCATCTTGAGCAATTCTTTCAGTTCTAATGAACTTGAAGCCCATGAAAGTATCTACTTGACCTGCAACAAGTGCTTTAACACTATTGAAATCAGCAGAAGTTACTTTGTTATCACCTAATAGAGAAGTAATCTCTTTAGCTGAACAAACTAAGTATTTTTGCTCATCTGGATCAACGTCAGATGCATCTAGGATTTCTTTAGCAGAAATAAGTTTATCTACTGTTAAAGATGTAGTTCCTACTGCAATTTGTTGTGACGCTGGTAATGCGATAGAAGTAGCACCAGCTACACCACCAAATGCATTTCCAGAAGCCGCCGCAATAATAGCGTCATCCATTGCTCTACCCATAGCATAAGCACCAGCTTTTGCATATTCAGATTGAGGTGAAATCAACATTCTTACTTTATCCTCTTGGTCAATTAAATCAGCCCAATCGTAGTCAGCCAATGTAACTTTTCTTCTAGAGTGAGGAGTATCAATCTGAGGAGTGCTTGAATGTCTTGTTGTTCTTACTTGTGCCGCAGTAGCGCCAATTCTTTCAAAGTAGTGAGATGTACCTGTTACTGTTTCAGATTTCACCGCACCTCTTAATCTAGAACCTTTTTGTTGCGCTAGATGAAACACATTACTTTTGTATTGTTCTACAAAAGCTGTTGTTATTTGTGTACTCATTTTTAGTCCTTTATTTAAAAGTTAAAGATAGGGGGTGTAATACAAATGCATTATACCATATCTCCATTTTATGTCGGTCTTTATCCTTACGGGAAACCTTATTGTAATAACGATACAATCAACACGGTTTTATAGTCAACATGACTTGGAAGTTTGTTGTCCTTACGGGCAAACTTACTGTTGTAATAATATCACACTTGTGACTTATTTACCATACACTTTTTCATGTAATTGACGCATTTTTTCTACAGCAATTTCATGGTTTGGATGTGATGGATCAAAATAAGCATGACTTGTATCAGCCATGATATTATTAATTTCTTCTTTAGCATCTAATGGAGATGTAGCTAATCTATTGTTAGTAGTATTTTGAGCCATATCTTCAGTAACTTCTTTACCAATAGTTGCTAAAAATTTTAACACAGCAGGATTATTACCAGCAGATGTTTGAGTTAAAAGATTTTTTAATTCATCATCACCATAAACATTTAATGCTCTATCTGCGGCTCTAACATTTTTATCATAATCATAGCCCCATTCTTTTTTAAGCACTTCTTCTGCTTGTGTTTTTTGTTGAGCCATTACTGCACCTTCATTATTTAAAGTATTTTGAGTAGATTGAACTTGGTATTCCATCAACGCATTAACTTGTTCATTATTTAATCCAATTTTATGTGCTACGTTTTTAAATTGCTCAACATCTTCTTTTTTAAAATAATCAACCATTTCATTTGGTACATTAATTTCATACTTACTAGCATCTTCTGGTCTTCCTAATTTATTATAAAGTTCTGCTTTTTCTTCATCTGTTTTAGGAATAGGTACTCTACTGCCTAAAACTTTTTGTTGATGTATTACTGTTTTAGCAAGACCTTCAACATCTTTAAAATTAGCAAGTGTTGGATCATTTTTTAATTCGTCAGATAGTGATGATTTCCAATCTTGATTATCACTTTCTGATCCAAGAACTGTATTAGCTGTTTCTTGTATTGAATTAGCTATAGTAGTTTCTGGATTGTCAGTTGTGGTCGTTTGTTCATCAGACATTTTTATCCTCCTTTAATAGATTTATTATTCTGATTAATACCGATCTTTGTCCTTCACGGTATGATGTTTCATGGGGATCATTTTTTATAAATGAACTCCTATGATAATAAGCAGACGTTAAATCTGCTAATACCTTCTCACCTTCTTTAGATGAAAATGTAATTTTGTATTGTTGTTTTAATTGTTTGAGATCATTGTCTTGATCTTTTGCCATATTATCCCGTCATATCGGCCATACCCATATCATCTACCATATCAGACATTGCTGATTGTACATTAGGGTCAGCTAATTTTTTAGTTGCGTCAGCTTGTGTGTTCATAGCTTGTGCTTGTGCTTGTGCCTGTTGTGCCATTGCCGCTTGTTGTTGTGCTTCTGCTTGTGCGGCTCTCATTTCTTCAACTTGTTCAGTACCTCTCATAACAGTTTTTGGTACACCTAATAATTTTGCTCTCATTCTAATTGCGTTATCGTGATCTATGTTATCCATAATAGCAGGATCAACTTGCGCAATATTCATAGCTAATTGATATAATCTTTCAATTGCAACTGCTTCTTCCATTCTTTGTGATCTAGCTAATGGCCCAACATATTCTACATCAATTGTAGTATCTCTAATTACATCTGGCGCTGTCATTAAAGCACCTGCTCTAAACATAATTCCAAATACTCTTTCAATTAATGGATTTAAAAATTCTGATTGGAAACGACCTAATGTTGGCCCTAATAATCTTTGCATCAATTCATATCTAACTTGAACTTCTGTTGCTGTCATTTGTGGGCCTTCTTGTAATTGTAATTGGTCTGAATAATATGCTTGTCTAATAGCAGTTCTTAATTGGTTTTCTTTCATATCAGTTATTTGCCAGTTAGAACCAATTTGTAATGGTTTAACAGCACCATCATTTCTAATTACAGTTATTCCAGCAGGTGTCATTCTAACTCTACCAATTACACCGTCATCTTGAACAAGTAATGGTGGATCAATTGCTTTAGCCCATGCTTTTAATCCAATCTCAACTGCTTTGTTTAAAGTTTTAATATCTGGTAACGCATTATAACTTGGTGATCTTCCAAAAATTTCACCAGTTGCTTTAGACCATCTAGGTACTAAATATGGAAACTCATTATAACCACCTGTTCTAACAACCATTTTATCTTCTTCACAAACGTGACAAGAATGAAATGGAAGTTTAGTTGAAGTTTTACCAATTGCTCTTTCGTAATCTGCTGTTGGTTCTACTGCATGAATAAATGTAAAATTTTTTTCTGGTTTTTCTCTAGCCGCTTTTAAAACTTTTTCACCTAAATTATCTTCACCAAATTCTTGAACAGCTTGTCTAGCTGTTAATTTATATTTTCTGTAAAGTGTATCAACTGTACCATTTATATTTTCTTGAATGTAATATTCTGCAATGTGTAAACAATTAAAATGAATACCATCTGTATCAAAACCATTTTTACCTTCTTCAACAAAAATTGCACCAGTACCTATTGAGCAAAGATCAAGATATAATTCATGTACTTCAGTATTAAAATTTGTTTCGTTAAAAGTGTCGTACATTCTTTTTGCAGTATCTTCTAACCACAAAGCAACTTCTCTATTTTGATTTAATACTTCATCTCTTAATTTAATTGAAAACCATGCTAGTGATGGAGATGTAAGTGTTCCTTGTAATGAAGCGGCTAATAAATTATTAGCAGTTATTGCTGTACTGTCATACAATACTTCAGTTCTTTTTTCACCTTTAGTTCTTAAAGTAATAACGTCTGCTTTTCTTGGCATAACATAATCTAAAATTTCTTGCCAATGATTTTCCCATGTGCCTCTACTTTCTTCCATAGAGCCAAGACGTTTTTGGATATATTCGTAAGATGCCATTATTTAATTCCGCCACCTAATACTGTTTTTTCTGTAGTAGCTTCTTCAGTTACTCCTTCTCCAGAAGTTAAAATAGTTCCGTACATTCCTTTTTTCTTTGATCCTAACATTTTTTCTTTTTCTGCCGCTAATTTTGCTTCTGCTTCAGCAGTTTTATCAGTTACTATTGGATCAACTGGTGGTGGCATTTGAGGTGCTGATTTCATTCCCATAATATTATATCCATTTACATTCTTGTTTTAACATACCGTAAATTGCGGCATCTACAAATTTATTACCAATTTTCATGGTTTGTCTGCATACACCTTCTTTAACAAATCCAACGCCTTTTAACAAGCGTTCATTTCTTTTGTATTCATTACGACACAAAGCCGTTATTCTACTACATTTTAATTGAATAAAACAGTATAAAAATACCATTTTTAAAAATCGTCTTTGACAAACTCTAGGAGTATCTAATGCTAAATGAATAAAAATATTATGACCATCATAATCAGAAAATAATACTCCTCCCATAATATTATCTTTTCCAGATACATCTCTTTCAACAAAACCTATAAATGAATATTTATTTTCT